CACAAATGAACACTTACTTCGTTCGTTACTTAAAGAAAAAAGCAAAGAAGGAAACCCTTCTCAAAATTGCACAACTGAATATGGCAAAGCAACCTCAAGTTGCTTGATATAAAGGAGGGTTGATTCCCTCCTTTTTTCATAAATATCTAAAAAGATCAAGAATAATGAGGACCTATAAAGAATTTGTTTATATTTTAGAGCAACAGACTGGTGCTAATTTAATGTTTACTAAAAGACTCGGAAGTAGTGGACTTCCAGGATCTACAGCAGTTACTGGTTCTGTTCAAGGTGGAAGACCTGGAGGGACTCAGGTTTCTGCAACAGGAACTTTGGGTAGGGGGACTGTATCTGGTCAAGGCGATAAAATAAATCAAGGTATAACTAAAGCTATAGAAAATCCTGGACAAGCAGCAAGTACTTCAACAATTAGAAAAGGTGCTTTTGGATCATTAAGTGCTAATGTAAGTGGTGGTGGAGCACCGAAACCAGCACCAAAACCAGTACCAAAACCACCTACACAACCAATAAAACCACAATCAGGACAAAAAATACAACCTCCAACAAAACCAACTCCACCAGTCGTAGAGAAACCATCACAGAAACCAACAGTTCCTAGTCTGACTGCTAGAGGATATACTGACGATAGAAATAATCCTTATCCTGGTTCTATTGAACGTGCAGGTCAACTAGCATCAGATTCACCTGACCCAGCAATTAGAGCACAAGCTGGACAAGACTATCAAGCAATGAGATCTCTTCAAACACAATTTAAAAATGAAAGACTTACTCAAAGCACTGGCGTTAAACCAGTAGTTAAACGATCTGATGGCACCTACGGAGTTCAATAGTATATTGGGGGGACTTGATCCCCTCATTTTTTTATGTTAAAATACCTGAAGAGAATAATAACTTATGGACAGAGACAAACTAAAACTGATTGTCCGTAATCTTGAACTCTTGGTTGATTCTCTCAAAGCAGAGGTTTATTCTGATAAAACTGTTTACAAATATACAGAACCAGAAGTAAGAAAAAGACCAATTTTAGATTACGACGAAATTTTTGAGGATTCTGATTTAGATGACCAATAGAGCACAAGAACTAGTAAAGTTGCTTGAGAAATTAACCAAACAAGAGCACCTTTATTCTGCTGAGCAACTGATAGATATGAAAAAACAATTGCGAGTGGTAAAGGAAGAACTTGCAGAACTTGAAGCAAAAACATCAAAAGGATTTGGAAAGAAATGAAACCTATTAAAGCAAAAGATCTTCTTGAACTTGATAAAAATCTTGAAGTAGTAATGCTTCAATGTTATTCTGAACCTGAAAAGGTAATTTATCAGGCAGGTAAATGTGATTATTCAGAAACGCCAATTCATACGCAAACAACTCCTAATACAAATGAGTGTGGTGAATGGGTTGTAGAGCGTTTGTTAAGTAATGAGAAAGGGCACTGGGGACCGCTAGAACACCCTGCGATTACTTTTTCAGTTTCTGGGTACGTTCATAACGTTGCAATGCAAGCAAGGACTCATAGAGTAGGTGTAAGTTTTGATGTTCAATCGCAACGTTATACTGGAAAACGTGTGATCAAAGTGGCAAGTGGTGAATTGAAACCAGAAGATGTCTTCTTTGTTCGTCCTCCAGGTTTCTATACTAATCGTTATGGTAAGAAGTATGATTGGACTCAGGAAGATTATCAAGACGAACTTAACTGGATTGTAGAGGGTTGTAAGCGTTATGCAACAAAATACGAAAAAGGAATGTGTGAAGAGCACATTAGGGACTATCTTGCACAAGCAATTCGTCAGAACTTTGTGGTTTCTTTTAATTTACGCTCTGTTCTTCACATTATGGATTTGCGAGCAAAAATGGACGCACAACTAGAAATTCAAGCATTATGCGAACAGTTTGTTCCACACCTCCAAAATTGGGCACCAAATATTTGGAAGTATTATGAAGAGAAGCGTCTTCATAGAGCACGGTTGAGTCCCTGATAAATAAATTATCTTGAATTTATAACTTTATGCCTATATACCCCATAGTGAATACAAAAACTGGCGAACAGAAACAAGTGGAAATGAGTATCCACGTCTGGGATCAGTGGAAAATAGATAATCCGGAATGGATTCGTGACTGGTCGGATCCTTCTACTTGCCCTTCTCCTGGAGAAGTTGGTGAGTGGAGAGATAAACTTGTCAACAAACATCCTGGGTGGAATGATGTTCTTGCAAAAGCAAGTAAAGCACCAAAATCAACCGTAAAAAAACTCTAATAAAATATGGCAACTAGAAAGAGAAAGAACGAATCTCCAATTGGAATTGGTATGACTGCCAAGCAAATGAGAAGAAAAAAACCAATCAATAATGATATGTTGATTGATATTGATCCTCTTACAGAGAATCAAAAACGTCTTTTTGATTCATATTCTCAAGGAAAACATTTAGTTGCATACGGTTGTGCAGGAACAGGAAAAACATTCATTACTCTTTACAATGCTTTAATGGATGTTCTTGATGAAAGGACCCCATATGAAAAAGTTTATTTGGTTCGTTCATTAGTTGCTACAAGAGAGATTGGATTCCTTCCCGGAACACACGACGATAAGGCAGATATTTACCAAATTCCTTATAAGAATATGGTGAAATATATGTTCCAAATGCCTTCTGATGCAGAATTTGAAATGCTTTATGGAAATCTTAAATCGCAAGAAACAATTAAATTTTGGTCAACTTCTTTTCTTCGTGGAACAACCTTAGATAATGCAATTATTATTGTAGACGAATTTCAAAATTTGAATTTTCATGAACTTGATAGTATAATTACTCGTGTTGGTGAAAATAGCAAAATTTGTTTCTGTGGTGATGCCACTCAATCAGATTTGCAAAAAACTAATGAGCGAAATGGAATTATTGATTTTATGAAAGTTTTAAGATCTATGCCTTCAATCGACATTATTGAATTTGGTGTAGATGATATTGTACGTTCTGGATTTGTTAAGGAATACATTATTGCAAAAATTGAGTCGGGATTTTAATGTTTAAACATATTGATTTGAATTTACCTCAACTTGAGAGGGAGACTATAGACGGTGTTCGTTATTATAAAGTACCAGATCTTGAACAACTACTTAGGCTTGTTTCAATTACTTCAGTAACCAGTCATAAAAATCGCCAGTTTTTTGCTAACTGGCGTAAAAAAGTGGGTGAGGAAGAAGCAAATAAAATTACCAAACAAGCAACTAGTCGTGGTACTGATATGCATACTTTGGTAGAACACCACCTTAAGAATGAAAATTTACCAGATGTTCAACCACTGTCAGAATTTTTGTTTAAAATTTCTAAACCAGATTTAAATCGTATAAATAATGTTTATGCTCTTGAAAGTTCCTTATACAGCAAAATTCTTGGAGTAGCAGGAACTGTAGATTGTATTGCAGAGTTTGACGGTGAATTAGCAATAATAGACTTTAAAACATCTAAAAAACCAAAACCACGGGAATGGATTGAACATTATTTTGTTCAGTGTGTTGCTTATGCATGTATGTTCTATGAACTTACTGAAATTCCCGTAAAAAAACTTGTAATTATTATGGCTTGCGAAAATGGAGAATGCGTCGTTTATGAAGAAAGAGACAAATCAAAGTACATCAAACTACTCACCCAATATATTAGAGAGTTTGTTAGAGATAAATTGGAATCATATGGAACATAATAAAGAATTAGAACAAGCAATAGATAATAAGTTTTTAACGCCTTCAAAATTTGCACTAGAAATTGAAAAAATAGTGTCTGAAGAAAATATTAATTACATTGACGCTATAGTTCATTACTGCGAACTTAACACTCTTGATGTGGAGTCTGTTGCAAAACTTATTTCAAAACCTTTAAAAGAAAGGTTAAAGTGGGACGCAACTCGTCTTAACTTTATGAAAAAAACATCGCGTGCTAAATTGCCTTTATGATTGTGACTCCTTTTGAAACTTATCAACATTATTTGTCACTCAAAAATCATTTTACAAATCCAAAATACGACTTCTTTAAATATGGTGCTAAGACTCGTGCCAGTATCACTTCGTTCAACAAGCGTCGTGACAAATACTGGTTTGAAAAAACAAGTCGCAAGTATAAGGACGAAGAAATTGTTAATTTCTTGGTTGCAAACTTTGTAGAATCTACTAGCGTAAATCAAATATGGATTGGAGAAATTATCAATTCTGGAGAAAGGACTTACGCAGATTGGATGCGGAGACAACAGAGTTTGACTTACTTGTTCAAAGAGCAAAGCAACGAATTGTTCTCGGAGATCAAATTAGAGGATGTCTTGAACTGTTCCAAAGGACATCCACCAGTTCTCAAAAGATTTCTAAGCGGGAAGTTGTCGTTAGAAACTTTAACTATCTACGAAAAAATATTCCATTTCTCAACAGATTTTGATAAAAATCTTCTTGACCCAGTATGGGAAACCGTAAGTTTAAAAATCAAAAAATATTCTCCTTTTCTAAATATAGACGTATTCCAATTTAAACGCATTTTACGGGAAATTGTAAATGAGTAACTTTTTTGATTCTGATATTATTCAAGAAGAACTGAAAGAAATTAACAAGTTACAAGAACAGATTTACGGAAGTATTCTCACTTTCGGTATAATGCCCCGTGAAGACAAACTGGAACACATTGAAAAACTGTCCCTCTTGCTAGAAAAGCAGAGAGTGATGTATACTAGGTTATCTCTCTCAGACGACCCTAAAGCGGTTGAGATGAAAGAGAATCTACGCAAATCAGTTGCAATCATGGGATTTTCCCCTGAAACTGATATGCAAGTTTTATTCACTAGTATGACAAAAACAATTGAATCCCTCAAGAAGTACCTTGACTGATCCCCCAAATCCTGTTATACTATCCGAGTAATCCCCCGAATCCAAACTATCCGAGGTATCTAAATGGCATTTGCCGATCTTAAAAAGCAATCTAAACTTGGTTCTCTCACCGAAAAACTGGTGAAAGAAGTCGAAAAAATGAATAGTTCTGGCAGTTCTTCCGACGAACGTGTATGGAAGTTAGACTGTGATAAGAGTGGGAATGGATATGCAGTAATCCGATTCCTTCCTGCTCCCGATGGAGAAGATCTTCCTTTTGTGAAGGTTTATTCTCACGCATTCCAAGGTCCTGGTGGTTGGTTGATTGACAACTGCCTGACAAGTATCAATCAAAAGTGTCCCGTCTGTGAGCACAACT